ATTTCTTCTCCTTTTAACTTTTTCAATTTTCTAATATGACATAAATTAATATCAATATCTTTAATAATATGAGATATATTAAGTAAATTAATTTGATGATCAATATCATCTTTAGTTACTACTTCACCATAAATATAAGCATCATTATTTATTATATTATTTTTTATGTTATTCAAAGATTTTAATGACTCATTATCTAATGAGTATTTAGATTCTATTATATATTCATTATTAATTATATAATATTTAGATGAAATATCATTAATTCTATATAAAAAGTTTGGCATTGTTAAATCTTTAAATTCGTTTTTATGTCAGTTACATAAGATATTAAATGAATAATAGGATCAATTGTCTCTGTATATCTTTCATTATAAGATCGTTGAACATTTATAAGTGATGCTCCAATTTTTATAATATTTGAATTGTCAATTAACATTAATCTATTAAAAAGAGGTCTACCAAGAGCTTTCATTAATTCTAATGGATTATCTTGAAAATTATTTAGAACAAAATTATAGTTATCTTCAATATTATTTCTACCATCAAGCATAAATTCAAAAATTGCATCATAACTAGAAGAACTTATTGATTTAAATTGATCTGTATTTTTAGTAATAAATACTTCTTGTAATTTTTGTGTTGCACTTCTTAAATCAGGAAAACTAATCATGATTATTTTCTTTATTTCATCATCAGAAATATTCATTTTATTTTTTTCTGATATCGCTTTCAAATATTTAAGATACATAACTTGCAAATATTCTTCTTCCTCTTTATTTTTAGGATTAAAATCTACTTTCATAAATCTTGATAATATTTTATCATCAATATCTTGAATATAATTAGTAGTAAGTATAAATCTTACATGCTGATATGTATCTGAAAAACCTTTCATTGCTTTTTTATATTCTGTAGATACACCATCAAATTCATCTAAAAATATAGTTTTTTGAGCATTTTTCATAAAAGGATTTAAACTTTTACAATGAGTTTGCAATTGATCTCTTAATATATTAACACTTGTATCTTTTGATGCATTAAATTCAATATTATCTGTTTCTTTACATAATATTCTGGCTAATGTGGTTTTTCCTGTTCCTGGAGTATCACTATAAAATATCATATTAGCGATTAAACCATTCTCAATCAATTTTCTAACTCTTGGTAATAATATAATTGTTTTTAAGCTTTTAGGTTGGTATTTATACCAGAACATATCATTTTTCATATATTTATAATTTATAATTTATGAATATTATAGAATTAAATATTCAGAATGTTTGAAAAAAATATATCATTTGAATTATTTTATATTTTAATAAAATTATTATTGATAAAATAATAAATTGTTTATTTAAATACTAATTATTTTTATATATATGGAATAAAAATAAAATTATACATGAATATAGATAATACATACAATTATGATGATAATTTTGTAAGAATGTCTACTGTTGCATTGGCAAAGGCATTAGGTACTAAAATAAGATGGATAAATCATTATAGTGATGGTAGAAAAATAAGAGTGTTGATACCATTTTATACATCATTTGCAGGTCAAGAAAGATTTATGATAGATGCATTTGTAGATGATGTCACTACAACAAGAGTTGAATTAAATACAGATCAAAAACAAAGAGGTACAATAATATTTAAGGGAGGTTCACAAAGAGATGATGAATTTGCAAATCCTAATCAATATTTATCTAAAGAGAGTAAAATTAATGATAAATTTAGAAGCGTTATAAGTCGTACAAAAGCAGTTCCAATTTCTCTTAGCTATGAGATTAATATTAGATTAGATACTGAATTAGAAGCTGATATTTGTTATACTAAATTATTAGATACATTATATAATTATAGATTTTTTAGTATAAGTTATTTTGGACTTAAAATCGATTCTTTTTTTAAATTACCATCTGACGGAGGAATTGATATTCCAAGAGATATAAATTTAGCATCTGATGATACAATAAATATGAAATTTACATTAGAAGTTATAACGTATTATCCTGTGTTTACTGTTAATACCGATGATTACGAAATATGTGATAATGATGATTCAATAGATTGGACTTTTCTTGGTGTTGATAAACCTACTGAAGATAGTAAATCTAAAAATGAATTAAAAAGAGCATATTGGTATAATAATTTGCTTGATAATAGAACAAAAGATGAAATAATTAAAGAAAAAGAAGATAATAGAGACAATGAAATAAATAATATGGAGTAAAATAAAAAATCATAACTTATAAGTTATGATTTTTTTATAGTTCTCATTTTTATAAAAGGCTTATTATTAATAGTTATATCCCCTTTTTTATTTACATTTATAGAACTAACTTTTATTTTCTTATTTTTAAATCTACCAGATAATATATCATCTCCAATTTTTATTTTCATTTTAGATTTACCATCAAGAGATATATTCAAATTTGAATAATCTTCATATGTCTTTATAAATTTCATAAAAATTATTTATTTTTTATTATATATAAATAAAATAATTTAAATTTATTTTTGTCAAAAAATGAGTTTTTTTAATTAATATATAATCTCAGAAAACATATAAAAATCATTAAAAGATGCAACATAAAAACATAATAAATTAAAAACATGAATAAATTAAAAAAGTTCGAAAATTACAATAATAATAATTGTAATGCAAATTTGACAATTTTGCATTGGAAGTCTGGAATATATAGACTTTTGATAAAATTGATTTCATTATCTGGAGATGAATACTATGCCGATGGTGTTCAATTAAAGGAATCCGACGCTAAAAAATTAATTAATGAGTTTGGAGCACAGATTGAAGAAAGATATTAATAAAAAATAAAAAATAAAAAATAAAAATATGAAAAATTTAAAGTATGATTTATTCAATTTCAAAAAGGAATTACCTATTGAAGATTATGAATTAAATATGATTGTTGAAAGATACATCAGCAATTATGATAGTTATTCTGAAAAAGAACTTGTAAGTTCTTTAAAAGAAACTTTAGCAGGATATGCTTGGGACACTAAAGTTAAAAAATTAGTTGAATCTTTACAAGATGAAATTAAAAGTGAACCTATAAATTACAACTTGAAAGATTTATATAAAAAAATTGAAAGAAAAAATTATGGACAAATGTATCGTCCAGCATTAAACTCAATTCTTAATATTATAAATATTCAAGATAATGATTCAAAAATGAGTACAATATTAAATGAATTGGTTATTCATGATTGGATTCCTGAAGTTAAAATGTTTTTATCTGGTTATATGAATAATCCTATTCAAAGACAAAATTTAGTAAACTCAGGTAAAGCTTCAAAGGTATTTACATTAGTAGAAAAAACAAATGATGGAAATTTGGTATTTATGAAAGATCGTTGGTTTTTAATAGGACAAGATGATATTAAACAAACACTTTTAGAAAATCATATCACAGACATCGAAAAAATTAGAGAATTTAGAATTTTAGAGAAAGTTATGACAATTGGAGATATCAAAGAAGATAAAATATCATTTAGATTAGATGAAAATTTAGTTTTAAGCATTTCAACAAAATCTGATAAAGACGTATTCTTAAATGAAGAAAAATTAGATAAAGAAACTACATTAGAAAATTTATTTAATTCTAAAATTATTCCTTGGTTGAAAAAAGATTTTTATGTATTATCAACTACAACAGCTCAAAATTTGGATAAATTTGTTGACCTAGATATAGCATTAAAAGTAGAAAATGTACTACATCCACAATTAGAATCTTATGTTATAAATTATAAAGATAAATTATATACATATAATAATGACGCTAGAACAGGATCAGCTTTCTATGAATATAATTCACCAAATGATTTAATTAACGATGTTCAAAGAGAACTAGATTATGATTTGACAGGATTCTTAGAAAATAAACTTTCAAAAGAAGTTAAACATTTAAGAACATTAGAAGATAAAGAAATGGAAATAAAAGAATCAATTAAAGAAATCGATAAAGGCTTAGAATTATTAAAAGAAAATGAAGTATTAGTAAATGAAGATAAAGCATTGAAAGAAACATTTAATCAATTATTAGTATCTAAACATGAATTGTATGAAAATTTGAAATCTGTTACTGATGATAAAGTTAAAGCAAAAAGAATGATTATATAATTATTGTAAATGAGCAAATTAAAAAAAGATATCACAATTTGTGATATCTTTTTTAATAAATATTCAAATTTATTAAACTTTTATTAAACTTTTCATTATTAGAAACCTATAAAATTTAACTTATATATAGAATATAATTAAAAGTGAAAATAATTAAATAATATGTCAAGACCAAAACCTGCAAATTTATCAACACCAAAACCGGCAAATTTAATATGGACAAAGGAAGAATGTAAGAACGAAGCATTAAAATATATTTATAAAAAAGATTTTATAAAACAATCATATGGTTCATATCAAGCATCACTTAGAAATAAATGGATAGATGAAATTTGTTCTCATATGATACCATTAGGAAATAAATATAACAGATTAATTTATAGAATTATATTTCCAGATAATGTTTGTTATGTTGGATTAACTAATGATTTTGATAGAAGAATATATGAGCATTTAAATAAAAAAGGTACAGTATATTCTTATATATACAAAATAAAATTATTACCTATTAATATTGAAAAATTAACTGATTATATACCAATCACAGAAGCTAAAATACAAGAAGAATATTGGAAATGCAAATCAGAAGATGATGGATATATATGTTTAAATATTGCTAAAACTGGAGGTGTAGGTGCAAATAATCTAAAATGGAATAAATATGAATGTCAAAATGTAGCTAATAAATATAATACAAAAATTGATTTTATAACAAACGAAAGTTCAGCTTATAATTCTGCTAGAAAATATGGTTGGCTAGATGAAATTTGTTCTCATATGATAGCATTACATATTAATTGGACTAAAGATGATTGTAAAAATGAAGCATTAAAATATAATCATAGGGGAGAATTTTCAAAAAATAATCGTATTATATGGGGATTTGCACAAAAACATAATTGGCTAGATGAAATTTGTTCTCATATGACACTGAAGCATAATAGTTATAGTAAAGATGATTGCAAAATAGAAGCATTAAAATATAATAGTAGAAATGAATTTAAAAAAAATAATAATAGTATGTGGCAATGTTCTAATAGGTATAAATGGACAGATGAAATTTGTTCACATATGATACCATTAAGGCATACTTGGACCATAGAAGAATGTAAAAATGAAGCAAAAAAATATAAAAACATAACAGCATTTGCAATAAAAAATCATAATATGTATGAATTTGCAAGAAAAAGAAAATGGATTGATGAAATATTCAATAAAAAATAATTAAATATGAATGGCAAGATACATTAATGATACGGATTTCTATTATGAGGTTTTAATTAGCAAAGGCAAAGGAAAATTAACTAGAAAAGCTGAAAATATGATTATACTAATAGGAGAAGAAATGATCAAAAAATTTGAAAGAAAGTATAAAACTTCAGATGATAAATATGATTGTATGCAGCAGGGCATAATGATGATGCTGCTAAACTGGAATTTATTTAATGAAAAAAAATATTCATCAGCGTTTCCATATTTTTCGGAGATTTGCAAGCGTGGAATAGCAGGTGGTTTAAATGTAATTTATCAGAAGAAAAACAATCAAGACATGCCTAAAATGATAAGTTTAAGTAGTGCAAATGATGGCAAAGGTCTTCATAATATTTAAAAAATATTTAAAAAATAATATATACAATATGGCACTAAGAGATTGGGTCAGAAATGACGGATTAATTAATTCAACTCCAGGACCCTCAAATTCATATAGAGGAGATGAAGAATTTATAATGTTAGTTAGAGATATTCAATTCCAAGATATTCAGACTGGAGCATATAATAAATTTCCAACATTATATGATGTTGCACAAGCAAACGGCGGTAGAAATTATATTAATGTAACAGATAACACTAAACTTGTTCAAGATCCTCCTAATTTGAATGCATTAAGAAATAGATATTAAATTATGGGAGCAAATAACGCATCATTTGGGAATCGCAGGACCAAGAAAGGGAAAAACAAATATATTCAAGGTCTTTATAATATTGAAAATGAAGAAAAATACATTGGAATTATGCCAATAAAATATTTTAGTTCATGGGAATTAGGATTTTGTAGATTTTGTGATTTGAATGATAGAGTTTTAAAATGGAGTTCAGAGAGTTTAGAAATTCCATATCAAATAAAAAATAGTTTAGGTATTATAGAAACTCATCGTTATTATCCAGATTTTTATATAGAAATGATAGATAATAATGATCCAGAAAGATATGATAGATTTGTGATTGAAATTAAGCCAAAGCACGAAACAGAACCACCTAAACAACCACAAAGAGAAACATTAAAAACACTAGAAACGTATCAATATTCTTTAACAGCATATAAGAAAAATATTCATAAATGGCATTTCACAAAAGATTGGTGTGATAGACATAGTTTGAAGTTTATAATAATTTCAGAAGATGATTTGAAAAAATATGGAATAATAAAATGAGTAAAATGTCATTCACTGAAGAACTTAAAGCATTATTTGGGCAATATAATCAAAATATTAGTTTAATTAGAAAAGAATCTACAGAAGAAATATTTAGTTATATTATACGAAATCCAAATAAACAAATAAGACCAACCACATTAGGAAATATTCAAATTGGTAAATTTTATATAATTAAATATAATTATAATGGAAATAAATTATGGTGTCCTATTTTAACTATTCCACCGTTAGCAAATTCTAATGAACTTGGAATATTAGAAAGTCAATTAAAAATTGTTAACATTAAAAAAATTTTATATGCAATAAATTTTGATTATTTACCATTATTATATAAAGCAAAATTAATAGATGCTATAATACAAACAAATTCAGATAGATACGATAAAAATTCTGATAAAATATCACAAGGTGATGTTGTAAATAATGAATTTAATTTTAATATAAAATGGATTTATGAATATTTGAAAATAAATGGAAAAAAGAATTATTCCATAACAGCATATGATATATCAAAAATTGAACATGTGTATCAAGTATCTTCTACAATTCTACAAAGATTTGTTTTTTTAGATACATATAAAATAAATAATAATTTAATGTATGATACATTGAATAAGATTATAAATGATAAACTTAAAGGAGAATTTTCAGATAAAATAATAATGTATGAAGAAATATTGAAATTATATGAAAAAGATATAGAAAAATTTTATACTTCACTTAGAAATTTTGAAAAAAATTTAAAATTAATAGAAAAAATGTAGAATAAATAAATTTAAAATGAACATACGCAATTTTATATATAATAAAAATTAATAAATAAACAGTGGCAACATATAACAGATATAATCAGCCAAATTCAATGTATGATTTTGGACGAGGTAATGTAGGAAAAAGTTTTGGTAATAAAATATTAAGAAAATTGAGTAATTTCGGAATGGATGATCAAGAAATGGTTGTTAGAAATAGTCAGGCTATTGGAGCATTTCAAGATACCAGTAATTTACTTTACGAACCTGGTACAAATATGTACGACTTATTTACAAAAAAAATAATATCTAAAATATTAGAAAAGAAATCTATCGCATATTTAGATCGTAGATATTTGGATAAAAGAAAAATTTTACACCAATATGCAATAAAGGAAGAAATAAAAGATTATGTTACCAGAATAGCAGAAGAAGCAATTAATTATGATGATGATAATTATTTTTGTACTGTTACTGATTTGCCAGATAATTATGATCAATCAATCAGAGTTAAATATCAAGAAAATTTTAAAAAAGTCTATAACTCATTTAATTTTAACGACGGATTAACTGCTTGGAATTACATGAAAACATTTTTAATTGATGGATTTTTATCATTTGAAATTGTTTATGATGATGACCAAAAAAATATAATTGAACTTAATTTATTGGATCCATTAACATTAATTGTAGCTGCTGAGCCAGGTACTGGAACTGTAGTATGGATTCAAAATCCAGATGTTCCTCAATTAAGAAGAGTTTTATTAGATGCTAATATTATTTATATTTCATATTCAAATAATTTAGATTATGACGAAACAAGTTATGTTGAAGGATTAATCAAACCTTATAATCAATTAAAATTATTAGAGTTTACTAAATTAATGTACAATTTAAATCAAGCTTCAATATATAAAAAATTTGTTATTCCTGTAAATGGACTGACTCGTCAACAAGCTGAACAGCAAATTACTCAATTGATGAGTGAATATCATGAAGATATTGAATGGGATGATACAACAGGAGTACCATATATAAATGGCTCAACTAAAATACCTCATTCAAAAGATTATTGGTTTCCAACATCTGAATTAGGAACTCCAGAAATGGAGATTCTACAACCACAACAAGCTGAATTAAATGAAGATATATCTTTACAGTGGTTTTATAAATCATTTAAAAGAGCATCTAAAATGCCTTTTTCAAGATTAGATGAAGATCAGGGAGGTGGTAATTTTTATGATGATACTGCTTCAATTACTATGGATGAAATAAGATTTAAAAATTTTGTTGGTAGATTAAGAACATTATTTAAAGAAGTTTTAGTTAAACCATTAAAAATACAAATGGTATTAGACTTTCCTGAATTAAGTAGTGATAGAGTATTTGAAAGTTATATTAAATTAAATTTTAATTCTAATGATTTATTTGAAGAATGGAAATACTTAAACAATTTAGCAAAAAGAGCAGAAATATCATCAACTTTATCAAGCAATCTACAAGACGGTGAGGGGAAACCTTACCTTTCGATTGAGTGGATTGTGAGAAATATTATGAAATTTACTGATAAAGATATTGAATCTAATAATAAATATAAAATGATGAGCGGTACAGCAGGTGAAGGAGGAGGAATGAGTGGTGGTATGCCAGGTGGAGGTGAAGGTGGTATGCCAGGTGGTGGCGAAGGTGGTATGCCAGGTGGAGGTCAAGCCCAAGGTGGAGGTCAAGCCCAAAGTGGAGGTCAAGCTCAAGGTGGAGGTCAAGCTCAAGGTGGAGGTCAAGCTCAAGGTGGAGGTCAAGGTGGAGGTCAAGCCCAAGGTGGAGCGGAATTTTAAAATATATTTTTTAATAAAAACAGAGAACTTAAATTTAGTTCTCTGTTTTTATTTTATATACAATTTTTAATTGACCAGAATCATAAATTATATTATGACAGTTATTTTTTTATATATAATTAAAATTACAAATAAAATATGGTATTAGAATCAAAAGGTACTCCAGATATATTACTAAATATTATTACTAAATATGATAGTGAAATCATATATAGTTCTAAAAATTTAACAACATTATTAATAGATATAAACGAAGTTGATTTAGTCGCTAGTTTGACTATTAATTTTAAAAAAAATGATAGTAAGAATAATTTTTCAGGAGATTTAAATTTTGATGATTGTATAAATTCAAATTTTAAAAATTGTATAATAAATTTAAATGTATCATATTTTAATAAATCTTTAATAATTAAATCTTTGATGCATGAGCTAACTCATTTATATGAATTGTATAAAATAAAAGATATTTATACTAAGTCAAAATGGAATAGAATGAAAGTATTATATGACACAAGAAAACAAATTAACAATAATAGTTTATTTTATTTTATAGATATTTTTTATTTATCTCTACCATTTGAAGTTAATGCAAGAGTTTCCAGTGTTTATACTTATTTATCTGATAAAAAAATTAAAGATATAGATATTCTAAAAAAATTTTTAGTAGAGACAATTGAGTGGCAGAATATGTTAAATTTAAAAAATTTTGAATATAAACAATTATATACTGACTTAATAAACTCATATATAAACGATAAAGTTTTTCTTTATGAAATATTTAATTTATTTAATTCTAAAATGAAAATAAAAACAAAAATAAATTCTGATACAGATTTATATAATTATTTAAAAAATTCTAGTAGATATTTTAAGTCAGTATCATCAAATTTTATAAAAAAACTATTAAAAGTATTAAATAGAGTATCTGACGAATCATTAAAAGAGGGATATTGGAC